GAAGGGAAGGTGGTCGTGGTACGGAAATTTCTACGTTACCGGCTGGTCAGAATCTAGGAGAACTTGAAGACATTCAATACTTCCAAAAGAAATTATACAAAGCCTTAAATGTGCCTGTAACTCGACTAGAAAATGACAATTCTTTCACAATGGGAAGGGCTACGGAAATTACACGAGATGAGTTAAAATTCAATCGATTCATCACAAGAATTCGTAATAGATTTTCTCATTTGTTTGATGCTTTACTAGAGAAACAACTCTTGCTCAAAGGGATTATTAGCCCGGAAGACTGGTACAACATTCACAATAATATCCACTATGAATTTGAGCAAGACACATATTTCCGTGAGGCTAAGCAAGTGGAGCTTTTGCGTGAACGCCTAGGAATCCTTAGAGAAGTAAATGAGTATGTTGGCAAATTTTTCTCCCAGAAGTATGTCCTAAATGAAATTCTTCGTATGAAAGACACTGATATTGAAGAAATGCGAAAGCAAATAGATAAAGAGAGAGAGCAAGGCCTTTACGATGAAGAAGGCGATGGTTCAAATTTTTAATAAATACAAGAAAAATATAACTCACCAAAATGGAGATTAAAGAATTATTACGATCATTGATCGATGGCAACAAGTCAGACTTTTCTCAAAATTTAGAGCAAATTTTGACTGACCGCGCAAAAATAGCCATAGCAGACAAAAAAATAGATGTGGCTGCCGACATGTTTAGCGAGGCTGAAAGTCCATATATGGATTACGATGAAATTGATCCCGAAGAAGAAGAAATGGATCATGAAGATAAACCAAAAGTGCGTCGGCCAGGGCAAGAGGCAGAACCATTTGGTGATGAACCTGAAATAGATGGCCTTGGTGGGAGTTCACAAGATTTTATTGATGCGCATGGAGAAGCCGAATTGGTTGATTTATTGCCTGAAGGGGTAATCGAAGATGTTATGGAAGTTTTAGAGTCGGGAGAAGAAGCCGAGATTGAACTTCAAGATGGTTCTACATTGACTGTAGATCCAAAGTTAGCTAAAAAAATTGCCGAAAAAGTTGATCAGATGAGCGCCCAAGAACAAGATAAGTTTGAGCGTAAGGCTTCCATTTCAAGAACAGCATTTGCAATGGCTGTAAATGAAAGTTTGTTTGGATGAAAGCATTTCAAGAATTCATAGGGCAAGACGACGTTGAAGAGCAGAGAGTCCGAAAAGTCAATAGAATTCGTGGGGGCAAAGTTCAACGGCGTAAGAGAGTATCTGCAAAAAAAGGTTTCACATATAGAGATGGCAAGTTGGTGAGAATTTCACCTGCTGAAAGACGACGTAGAAGTTTAGGTCAAAAAAGGGGAGCACGTAAAAGAAAGGCTACTCAATCAATGGCAGTTCGCAAAAGAAAGCGAACTTTGCGTAAACGTAAAGCACTAGGATTCAATTAAATGAAATTATTCAAAGAACTTAACGAAAATATCGAAGTCCTCGTGGAAGAAGTTGAGGGGCAAAAAAGTCACTTTATCAAAGGTGTTTTTCTTCAATCCGAGGTAAAAAATAAAAATGGACGTGTCTATCCAAAAGAAATTCTACGTAGTGAAGTAAATCGCTATGTGCGTGAATATGTGGATAAAAAACGTGCTTTTGGTGAGTTAGGCCACCCCGACGGACCAAGCATTAACTTGGAGCGTGTATCTCATATGGTAACAGAGATGTATGAAGAGGGGGATAACTTTATTGGAAAGGCTAAAATCATTGATACGCCCTATGGCAATATAGTCAAGAATCTAATCGACGAAGGCGCAACACTTGGCGTTTCAAGCCGTGGCATGGGAACGTTAAAAGAGGTAGACGGAAAGAAGGTTGTCCAAAATGATTTTTACTTAGCCACAGCTGCAGACATTGTTGCTGATCCATCAGCACCCGAAGCCTTTGTTGAAGGAATTATGGAAGGCAAAGAGTGGGTCTTTGAAAATGGTGTTCTTGTAGAAAAAGATGTTGAAAAGATAAAGCAGGAATTAGAACAAGATGTTGCATCAAGAATGAGACTTGAAGAAGCAAGGCTTCATGCTTGGCAAAAGTTCATTGATAGCTTGTAGACTCAAAGTATAAAATTGTATAAATAGAAATAGTAATAAAGGAATTAAGACACTTTTCAAATGGAAGACATTCAATTAGACGAAATTGCAGTATCCAAAACAATCAAGAAAGAATTTCCTGGTTTTAGCGAAGAGGAGTATGTTGCAATTGCAAATTTAGTTATGGGGGCTAGATCACTTGCTCCAATCAAAAAAATGTATCAAGATGATCCAGATGCGTTTAAAGACCGTGTGGATTCAGAAGTCAAGAGAGGTGTTGGATCAACTGTCCTTACAACCAAAAACATGTCAACGCAAAGAAAGGGAATGATGGCCGCAAGTTACGATCTAGAAAATCAAGTATCCGTCAAAGAGGATATTGAAGCTCTTTTTAATGGCGAAGAACTTTCTGAAGAATTCAAGCAGAAAGCAGAGACTATTTTCGAAACTGCTATTGAGTCTAAAACAGCAGAAATTGAAACAATCGTCGAAGAGAGATATAACGAATTAGCAGAGCAGTACAATGAATACCTGCTCGAACAATATGCAGAAAAAGTTGACCGCTACATTGACTATGTAGTTGAAAACTGGATGACACAAAACGAATTAGCTATTGAGTCTGGATTAAAATCTGAAATCACAGAAGGATTTATTTCTGGATTAAAAGATTTGTTCGACTCTAACTATGTCGATGTACCTGAAAGTAAACTTGATTTGGTCGAAGATATGAATGGTCGCATCAATGACTTGCAAAATCGACTAGATGAGCAAATGGATGTAAATGTTGAACTTAAAGAGATGAACAAAAATCTTCAAGTGAAGCATATACTAAACGAAGAACTTGAAGGTCTTACGGATACAGAAAAGGAGAAAATCACTGCGTTAGCCGAAGGGATTAGCTTCAATACTATTCAAGACTACCAAGAGAAACTTGCTGTGCTTAAAGAATCTTACCTAACGACGGAAGTCAAGGAGGAGAAACAAGATGAGCAAATTTCAGATTTGACTGAGGAGTATAGCCCTGACATGTCTCGTTATCTTCGTACTCTAAACCGTTACAAAACTTCGTAATTACTAAATACAAGAAAAAACAAAAGAGAGGAACAAATAAATGTATCTTTCCGAAACTTTAGAAAACAAGTGGGCTCCTGTTTTAGACGCTGAAGGCGTTTCTAAAATTGCTGACCCATATCGTAGAAGTGTGACTGCGGTAATTTTAGAGAACCAAGAAAAGGCTCTAAAAGAACAGGCACATGCTCTTCACGAAACTACTAATATTTCAAACAACCTTGGCGGACCAAATGCTACATCTGGTGATGTTCAAGGGTACGACCCAATCCTAATTTCACTAGTTCGTCGCTCACTTCCGCAGCTCATTGCGTATGATATTGCGGGTGTTCAGCCAATGACTGGTCCTACTGGACTCATCTTTGCGATGAAGTCACAGTATGCAAACTCAACTGATCCATCAGTTTCAGAAGCATTATTTAACGAAGCAAATACATCATTTTCTGGTACTGGAACGCATGATGATGCGGCAAGCGTGGACTTTGCTAATACTGACACAATTGATTTTGGTACTGGTATTGCAACAAACACTGCGGAGCAATCTAATGCGTTTGCAGAAATGGGTTTCACCATCGACAAGGTGACTGTGGCTGCCAAAACTCGTCAGTTAAAGGCAGAATACACAATCGAACTTGCACAAGACTTGAAAGCAGTACACGGTCTTGACGCAGAGCAAGAACTTGCGAACATTCTTTCAACAGAAATTCTTTCTGAAATCAACCGTGAAGTTGTTCGTACAATCTACTCTACTGCACAAGTTGGAGCTGCAGGAGCAAACACTGCTGGTACATTTGACCTTGCAATCGATTCAGATGGTCGTTGGAATGCAGAGCGTTTCAAAGGCTTACACTTTGCAATTGAGCAAGATGCAAATGCTCTTTCTAAAACCACTCGTAGAGGAAAAGGTAACATCTTGATCACATCGTCTGATGTTGCTTCTGCACTTGCAATGGCTGGAGTTTTAGACTACACTCCTGCACTTCAAGCAGACCTTAATGTGGACGAAATGAGCAACACATTTGCTGGTACAATTGGTGGTCGTATGAAAGTCTATATTGACCCATACCTTCCAACTGGTACTGACTTCTATGTTGTAGGGTACAAAGGTACTTCACAATTCGATGCAGGACTATTCTACTGCCCATACGTTCCGCTACAAATGGTACGTGCGGTTGGTGAGAACACATTCCAGCCAAAAATCGGATTCAAAACACGTTATGGTATGGTTGCTAACCCATTCGCAACAGCAAATGGAGCAATCACAGATGACTCTAACGTGTACTACCGTAAAGCAAAAGTTGTAAATATTCTTACATAAGAATATTTTAAAAGAACCTTATATGACTAAAGGGTAGGTCGTTGATTCGGCTTACCCTTTTTTTATGGGCGCATAAATACCAATAAATAGAGTTTTTATGTCCCAATTTGCTAATCAACCATCAAATCCAAATCCACTCACACGATCTAATTTTGATTTTCGTGTGAACAAATTGCCCAACACAACGTATTTCATTCAACGTATTGTGTTGCCTGGTATATCTGTTGGAGAATCGATTACCCCAAATCCTTTCGTGGATTTAAAACGAACAGGTGATAAGGTTACATACGATCCACTCACAGTAACATTTCTAGTGGATGAAGATTTAAATAACTACCGTGAATTATTTGACTGGATCACAAGCCTTGGATTTGATCAAAACTTCACACAATTCGCAGATTTGAAAAATGATCCAAGCGTTCCTGCAACTCAAATTGGGAATATTTACACAGACGCTTCTCTAACAATCTTAACATCAAAATCAAACCCAAATATCCGGGTAGATTTTGTTGAGATGTTTCCTACGTCATTGTCTGAATTAGAATTTTCTGCGACTGAAACCTCATCCGATGTGCAAGTGGCTACTGTGACGTTTTCTTATACCAACTATACTATTTCTACTGTGACATGAAACTTGATGATTTGAAAAATGAAGCCAAACAAGACCTACAAATTGACGAAACCCTGCTTGATGATGAATCTTTACGTACCATTTCATTGCAAGGGAAATGGCATGACATCTTAGCCCAAGAAGACCTTTACCTTGTAAAACTTCGAACTGACCTTGCCAAAGAGAAAAATTTCAAAATGAAATATTTCAAAGGCAAACTCACAAAAAAAGAGTTGTCTGAACGAGGTTTGCCACAATTCTTAGAAAATTTGACAATTGCAGAGCAAAACTCTCATCTCGATGCAGATGATGAACTAATCAAACTATCCCAGCGTGTTGCCTTCCAGGAGAAAAAAATAGACTACGTTAAAGGAATACTAGACACCATTCGTCAACGTACATGGGGAATAAAGAATGCAATCGAGTACAGAAAATTCATCAAAGGCACGTGACACCATTGGGCTAACCCAGCTCAATGACGTGTTTTTCAAACTTACTGGCGAGCAGTGGCTTCTCAAGAATCTTTGGGAGCATTTCACCTTTGATGTACCTGGTGCTAATTATATGCCATCGGTAAAAAATAAAGTGTGGGATGGCAAAATCCGACTATTCAATCTTAGAAATCGAAAACTTTATGTTGGCTTACTGCACGAATTAGTGTCCTATTGTGAGGCAAATGACATTCACATTGACGCAGATGACACCCTATATGTAAAAAAACTTACTAACAAAGACCTAGAAAAAAATCTACCCAAAGCCATAGAAGCCCTTTCATTACCATTTGAACTACGTGACTATCAACTTAATGCAATAACCCACGCCCTCAAAAACACAAGGGCGTTGCTGTTGAGTCCAACAGCTAGCGGTAAATCTTTGATCATCTATACCCTTGTAAGACTTCTAAATCGGCCAACACTAATTATTGTGCCAACAACCTCACTTGTTTCACAAATGTATGGTGACTTCAAAGAGTATTCACAAAACAATGGGTGGGATGTGGAAGCCAATGTTCACACAATTATGGCAGGGGTGGACAAATCCATTCAAAAAAATGTCACCATTACTACTTGGCAGTCTATCTA